ACGCAATACCAATCATCGGTGACTTTTGCCAATGTGAGTGATTCCGTCATTTATTTCACCACAATGCGGCCAAACTATTTTGTGCCGGGTCAATCTGTTGTTGTAACCGGGGCCGGAGCCTACAACGCGACCTATACAGTCACCGATGATCGGATTGAGCCATACATTTTTACAGCGGCAACAGCGGCGGCTGATCGAACATACCCATTGCCGTTTATTCCGGCGGCATTTGCGACCTTATCCGGTGGGTCAGCCGCACAGCTGTACGCAAACACACCACCAGTTGAAAACGCAATTTTAGTTGTTGCGGTTGAAATTTTTCAGAGCATCACAGCTCCCGGCAACCAGATCATGTCAGACAATTTTCAGCCGAGCCCGTTCGTTTTAGGCCGGAGTCTCAGCAACAGAGTTATCGGGCTTTTAGGCCCGTTCATCGATGTTGAAACGATGTGCCAATGAGCATCGAATCAGCTATCCGCACACCATTGAAAACAGCACTTTCAGGCATTGCTGCCAATGTGTACAACGGCATCCCAGAGACAATGACATCACCCAGCATTTGTTTAATCCCGGATGCACCTTATTTGGAAAGCGTTTTGATCAATGGCTCAACCACAAAAGTCAAAATCAATCTGACTGTGACTGGGGTTGTCGGATACTCAAACAATGCCGCAGCTTTAGACAATCTCGAAACATTGATGATCAGCATCATCAGCGCAATGCCGAACGGCTATGTTGTCGGCAATGTGAATCAACCTCAACCATTGGAAGTTGGCGCGGGTAAATACCTTACGGCCGATTTACAAGTCAGCACTTACTACACCAACTAAGGAGAAATCATGCCAACAACAATCATCACCGGCAGAGACATCACTTTCACCATTGCTGGTGATAGCTACGATGCACAGGCCACATCAGCGACTTTGACAGTCGATTCAACCATCAATACATACCAGACACTTGATGGCAAGGCGTACTTTACGACTGACACTCAAGGCACATTTGCCGTTGAAATGTTGGCTGACTGGGGCGCAGCAAATTCACTTTGCGAGGAGCTATGGACAGCTGCAACAAGCGCGCCAAATACTGGCCTGTCTGTAATTTTTGGTGCAGATTCTGGCGCATCATTTGCATTTGATGTGCAGCCAATTCTGCCATCAGCTGGAGGCACAGCACCAGATGCACAAACTGTCTCACTTGCTTTTACTTGTGTGACAACACCAATTTTGACAATTAGCTAACAAAGGAGATCGGGAGCATGAAGCTAGCAATCACAATTGAATTCACATCCGGGGAGAGTGCAACCTATACCGCGCTCCCACCGGAGTGGATGAAATGGGAACAGAAAACCGGAAACACGATTCAGCAAGTCTCTGAGAAATTGGGCATTTCTGATTTGATGTTTTTGGCGTACCACGCAATGAAGCGCGAATCAGCTGGAAAGCCTGTCAAGCCTTTTGAAGTATGGTGCGAAACTGTAACTGACATAAACATGGGAGAAACCGAAAACCCAAAAGTTACGAATCCGGATCAATAAACCGGATCATTTGGGAATTGGCCATCACCACGGGATTGTCACGATCAGAGTTTCAAACCGCTGAGGACATTTTAACTGTTTTTGAGATTCTAAGGACACGAGATGGCAACTGAGACAATTGCTTATGACAAAAGCGATTTGCGCGGAATCATTACGGCTTTCAAAGCCATGGATGAAAGAGCTGTTGCTGAGGCTAAAGGTGTTTCAAACGGATTGGCCACATACTTACAATCCAAAATCATTTCTGCCGCATCAAATACAAAAAATCAAGGTGATGACAGAATTGCACAAGGATCGCGCGTAAGTAAATCATCAAAAATTGGTGAGATCAGCTTTGGCTTTGTTTCGCAAAAGTTTAGCGGCGGCGGTACAACTCAGCAGCTTTGGGGAGGCTTCGAATTCGGATCAAATAGATACAAACAATTTCCGCGTTGGTCTGGCCGTCAAGGCCGCGGCTCGCGTGGATGGTTTATTTATCCAACATTGCGTGCCGAACAGCCACACATCATCAATCAATGGGAAAATGCATTTTCTAAGATTTTGAAGGAGTGGTGATGGCTGGTCAAAGTAGAACTCTCAAGCTCTCAATTCTTGGCGATGTAGATCAGCTCAAGAAAAGCCTTAACACCGGATCAACCGAGGTTCAAGGTTTTGGCAATAAAATTGGAGACTTTAGCAAAAAGGCTGGATTAGCATTTGCCGCAGCTGGTGCTGCCGCTGCCGCTTACGCTGGCAAATTGCTCATAGATGGCGTGAAATCTGCTATTGCCGATGAAGCTGCACAAGCTAAATTGGCAGCAACTTTAGAAAATGTCACAGGAGCGACTAGAGATCAAATTTTGGCTGTTGAGGATTACATTACTAAAACAGCTTTGGCCAATGGCGTGACCGATGACAAACTAAGGCCATCGCTAGACCGATTACTGAGAAGCACAAAATCAGTCGAGGAAGCCCAAAAACTCCAAAATTTAGCACTCGACATTGCAGCCGGTACTGGCAAAGATTTATCAGCCGTTTCTGAGGCTTTAGGTAAAGCTTATGATGGCAATTTGGGTGCTTTAAAAAGGCTTGGTGTTGGAATCGATGATTCAATTATCAAATCAAAAGATTTTGATGCAGCTGCCGCAGCTCTCGCATCTACTTTTGAAGGCCAAGCATCAAAGCAAGCTGATACATTTCAAGGCAAAATGGCACGGCTGTCAATCGCTTTTGATGAAGCCAAAGAGACTGTTGGATCGTATGTACTTGATGCGCTTACGCCATTGGTTAGCAACATTGTCACGAAAGGCATCCCAGCCGTCACAGACTTTGCAAAGAATTTGGGAGAATCTTTGGGGCCAGCATTTGGCCAAATTGTAAAAGTTATCCGGGATGATCTATTGCCAATTTTGGTTTCATGGTGGAGGTTTCTTTACAATGAGGTAATTCCAGCAATTGGATCTGTCGTGGGGCCAATTCTTATGGGGCTAAAAAATGCCTTTGATACGATCAGAAAAGCCATTTCAGACAATTCTGAGGAATTACAACCATTTTATGGTTTCTTAAAACAGCTTTGGGAATTCATTAAAAACAATTTGGCACCTCTTTTGGGCGGAGCTTTTAAGACCGCATTGGAAGTAATTGCCGACATCATCGGTGGCTTGGTTACGGCATTTTCAAGGTTGGTTGGCTTTATTAACAGCACACTCAATGCATTAAAAGCTTTTGTGAATTTTGTTGCAAATAACCCGATTAGCCAATTTTTCTTTGGCGGCAGCGACAATTCAAAAGGCTTAAAAGCCTCGGTTGTCCCACCACCAATAACAAAAACAACGGGAGGCGTAAGCTCTAGCAATAAAGATTTCTTTTATGATCCAATCAATGGTGATCCTCGAACATTTACTGGTGCGCCACTTGAGGCATTTTCACCGGGCATGCAAGCTGCAATTTTGCGCAAAAACGAATTGGCGGCTGAAACGGAAAGATTGCGCGTTGCACGGGAGACATCGGCAGCTGCACGATCATTGGCCACGGGTGGGCTTTCAACAGCTGAGCGAATTACAATCAATGTAAATGGAGCAATCGACCCAGAAGGCACAGCACGAACAATTGTAGATACGCTCAATAACTCTTACTATCGCGGCACAAATGGTGCAACAAATCTGGTGGGCATTGGATGAGCATTTTTAATCCCATTTGGCGTGTGAAAATTGATGGTACGCAATACACCAATTATGTGCTGGCCAACCTTACCATCACATCCGGCCGCACAAACATTTATGAGCAAGCCAATGCCGGGTATGTCAATCTCCAGCTTATTAACCTTGATCAATCAATTATTGACATCCAAATCAATGATTCTGTGACTATCGAATTACAAGATTCATCAGCAACATTTGTGCCAATTTTTGGTGGCACAGTAGTTGAATTTGACATTGGGATCACCGCATCGGGTGTTGTGGGAGTTAATCAATCCATTTCCATCACCGCTTTGGGAGCTTTGGCGCGATTGCCAAAAAGCTTGACCGATGGCGTTTTGGTTAAAGATCATGATGGCGATCAGATTTACAGCATTTTGGCTGATCTATTGCTCAACACATGGAACGAAGTACCAGCAGCTTTGCAATGGAATACTTATGATCCAACCACTACATGGGCCAATGCTGAAAATCTGGGATTAGGTGAAATTGATCGACCAGGTGAATACGAGCTAGCAAAAAGAAACGCATCGACCATCGATGTTTATTCTTTGGTATCAGCTTTAGCTGCATCAGGATTGGGCTACATTTACGAAAACGGCCAAGGCCAAATTTCCTATGCAGCGGCATTGCATCGATCAATTTATCTCGCGACAAACGGATACACGGATCTCTCAGCTGCACAAGCAATTGCCAATTCGATGTCGATCCAAACAAGAGCCGGTGACGTCCGCAACCAAATCACATTGAAATACAAAGAAAATTCAACTTTAGAAGTAACCGATAGCGATCCTGATTCAATTTTGCAATTTGGGCCATTGTCGCAAATCATCACCACAACCATTGAGAACAATGCCGATGCGGTTGATCAAGCCGCATTTTATTTGGGTTTAAGGTCTTACCCACAGGCCAATTTTAATCAGATCACTTTTGAGCTGACGAATTCAGAAATCGATGATTCTGACCGGGATGCTTTGATCAACATTTTCATGGGATTGCCTTTGCGAATTGCGGATTTGCCGCTTAACATGGCTGCCGGCACTTATCTTGGTTTCGTTGAAGGATGGACATGGCGTGCCGCTTACAACAGCGTATCGGTGACGGCTATTCTTTCCCCGTTGGCATTTTCATTGCAAGCCATGCAATGGCAAGACGTACCAATTGCAGAAACATGGAACACAATCAGCGGCAGCTTAAATTGGGCTGAAGCTTTAGTCGTAGCGTAAGGAGAAAAAATGGCAAATCCAACATCGAATTTTGGATGGCAAATGCCGACACCGACCGATTTGGTCACGGATTTGCCAGCTGATTTTGAGGTATTTGGTCAGGCGGTTGATACATCGATGGCTGATCTTAAAGGCGGCACATCCGGCCAAATTCTGGCCAAAAATTCAAACACCGACATGGACTTTGTGTGGATCGCAAATGATCAAGGTGACATTACCGGTATCACAGCCACATCACCATTGACAGGCGGTGGCACGTCCGGTGCAATAACTGTGGGTATTCTCAGCGGCACAACATCCAACCTTGGAGCTGTACAACTTTCAGATTCGACATCCAGCACATCGACAACTTTGGCTGCGACCGCAAATGCTGTAAAAACTACTTATGATCTAGCAAATGGCGCGATTGCCAAATCGTTGGTCGATGCCAAAGGCGATTTAATCGCCGCAACAGCTGACAACACACCGGCACGCTTGGCAATAGGATCCAACGATCAGGTTTTGATTGCTGATTCAACAGCTGCAACAGGCATGAAATGGGGAGCCGTACCGGGTGCTACTTATGCTTATACATCATGGACACCGACACTTACCAATCTAACTTTAGGCAACGGCACAATGACCGGAAAGTATGTGCAGATCGGCAAATTTGTTCATGCGACACTTTCATTGACTTGGGGATCAACCACTAGCTCATCAGGTGCATGGGAATTTTCATCACCGGTCACAATGGCCACACCCAATAACACTTACATTGGCACAGCTCGATTGCTTGATGCCGGAGTTCAAAACTATCCGGGCATGGTATTAATTTTAACATCAACAAAATTGATTGCATTTTCTCAATACGTTGGAAACACCTACGCAGAGGCAGCCAACATCGCAACGACTAGCCCATTTACATGGACAACTGGTGACAATCTTTCATTTTCTATTACATTTGAGGCGGCATAAACATGACATTTCAATTTAATCCAATGTTTCCGGATGCGACCGATGATCAAAAATGGGAACAAATTAAGTTATGGCGATCTGGTGAATTGAGCCGCACAGATTGGACTCAATTGCCAGATTCTCCAGCTGATAAAGAGGCGTGGGCTACTTATCGCCAAGCATTGCGTGATTTGCCAGATGATTTTGAATTGGCAGACGATGTGGTATTCCCAACAAAGCCATGACTAATTTTCCACAAGGCACATTGCCGCGTTTGATTCAGGTTGCGCTCGCTGAGGTGGGCACAGCTGAAACCGGCAACAATGAAACGAAGTACGGCAAATTTATGAAGGCCGACAAGCTGCCATGGTGCGGTTCGTTTCTTAATTGGTGTGCAGATCAAGCTGGTGTCGATGTGCCAAATGTGGTGAGCACCCGGGCTGGAGCTGATGCTTTCAAGAAAATGAGAAAATGGCACACCGAGCCAAAGATTGGGGATTTTGTTTTCTTTGATTTCATCATCGATGACAAAACGACAATCAACCACATTGGCTTGGTGATCCGGGTTTCAGATAAACAAATTGTGACCATTGAAGGAAACACATCAGGCGGTGGCGATCAGCGCAATGGTGGTGAGGTTATGGTTAAATCAAGAACTTTGGGAGCAAGGTCATTTGTTGTCGGTTACGGCCGACCAACTTATGGCGCGTTTTCCGGTGATTTGC